AGGTCCCCTGGTAAGAACTACCGTGCCAAGGACTTCGCGGTGATTAACTCGACAATCTTCCTTCTGAGCGAATCGCTTGAATATGACCGGAACTCCGGCTACGACTTCGGTCGTACCCGTTGGGTTTCCCTTCATTGTAAAGCGGATCGCTGTCATTGGGTTGGGTCGGGTTTACTTCGCGGACAGGCACGAGTATTAAGTGACACACGTTGGAATTCGGATGATAGCAACGTGGATTTTGGTCAATTACGTTCTCAGTTAGAATGGCTGTTGTCATGGAACTGCGACAACACGGAGGAAATCGCGGACAGAACGAAGAGCGTTTGGCTGCACTATTGTGGTGCTGCTTTACGTTCGACGGACCGTTCGTGGAGACTTCCGATTGCCCTCGGTGGACTTGGAATCCCCTTGGGCAGCGCGACAAGACCTCAATTGGTTCTTGCAAACATGATCATTAAGACTCAGGACTGGAAGCTAAGTTCCCAGCTCCAGCCTAGGTCTGCATCGGAACATCCCATAGCGCGACTCCAACTTCAAAGAGAGTGTGAACTCCTTAAGAAAATGGGTTGCGTTAGAGTGCCTGAGTCGAAACTTCCTTTCTTCGCCATACCAACAGGTGAGGCGTCGGAGGATGGTGTTCGAATCGTGCAGATGGTCGATGCATCAGTTTGCAATGCAACTTTTCCTGAGTGGTTGGTCGGTTTACCCGGACCCGCCGAGCTCGAGGAGGCTGCGCCGCGTAGCCTAATAACGATAGCGAAACTAATGCCCAAGATAACCAATTTTAATGGTGGGCCCATGACTCTTGAGAATGCACTCATTTACTCAGAGAAAATGGTCTGGATGGGAAGCGATTGTGCTTTACCTCGTCTTAGTTTCGTATCAGCCTCGCCAAATGAGTGCGATATGGCTTGGCATTTAGAGAACGAATTTTGGGAGAGACAGGAAGAGAAATTCCGTAGCTTGCTCGAGGGAGCAGCTGACGATTTCTGAATTTGGATTCTCGCCGGGCTACATGTTCCGTCCTTTTCAGGACGAGGTGCTTGATCAGCACTGATTTCTGGTAACCTAGTCCGTGTTTCTACACGATGGTAGAAAAGACTAGCTCCACTTATTGATTGTAG